TCGGGCCTGCTCTTGGCTGTCCTCTTGCGAGTCCTCTTGGTCGTCCTCTGGCGTGCCCTCTGCTTCGTCTGGCGATTGCTCCCCGGTCGCTGGGCTGATTGCCGGGTTGATAAATTGATCGCCGCCGACGTAAGGATTCAGGTCTAGCTTGGCCCGGCATTCGTTGGGGTTCATGATCCTTGATGCGATAGCCTTGGAGAATGATTCCATCGTCGTTGCTAGGTCAGTTCGATACAACGCTGCCGGGTTGCACTTGAAATAAACTTCCCGGGAATTCTTTTCGCGTCGAGTGCGAAGCTTCATATCGCACTGCTCCTCGAACTTAACTAGCCAGTGGTCTAGGCATTGAAGGTAAGCTAGCTGGCTTTGCTCCCTTGTGCTGTAGCTACTCGATTCGCCATCCCCTGGCATCGCCTCAAGGCCAAAGAGCATACCGACTTCCTGCCGGGTTAGCTTCTGCAAGGCCGCGAATTGAGCGTCGTTGTTGTTCATCGAGACCGCGTTAGCCTTGATGCCTTCGCGTAGCAATCCGGCCTTGGCCGCGTTGTCGCTGCCTGCTTCGGTCTTGTTGAATTCGTCGATAAACTCCTTGGCGTCCTCGGTCTTTCGTAACGCACCCGATGGAGCCTCAAGGAATAGCTTGCCTCGAAAGCCCCGCTTGAGTTGGTTGAGCTTGAAATTGACCTCTTCGCTGCCCGTCGCGAATGTCTTATTGGCAACATCGAGCAAGCCGATACCCTCGACGCCATCGAAGGAAAAGCCGGGAACGTGCAAAACGTCGGCATCGTGAAAAACTAGGTAGCCGTTCGAGTCCGCATCGTAAGCATCGAAAAGATTCTTCTTGCTCTGATTGTCCGGCTTCGTGATGTGGTACTTTTCGCCCTCGTGAATGATCGTCCAAGTCGCATCGGGCATCATGGGGATTAGCTCGGTAATCGTCCGAGCGTTGCGAATGATAGCCGCCCTGCCATTACCCTTGAGAATAGCATGGGACAAGAATTGCTCTTTGAAAGTCGATGGGGCTTGGATCTTATTCGGTTGCTCCCTGAGTAGCTGGTAGCCAACATGCAAAGTATCGTTGATCGAACCCTGCCCAACTACCCGCTTAACGTCAACAGGGATTCGCCCGAAATCCCCGGTTAGCTTGTTGTGCGCGTACCAAGCCGGAGGGACTCCTAGAGCCTCGTTCACGCCGACCCTACGCCCGCTCAAATACGAGTCATCGTCTAGCCCCATCCATCGAGCAAACACGCTAAATAAACTCATCCGAGCCTCCTTAAGTCACGTAAAGTTTACCCGAAGAACGCTCAGGCTGCAAACTGGCAATCCTGTAAGCCATCACCGCCGCTACGATTGGGTCGATCTTGTCTTTCGACTTGGCCTTATCGAACATCCATCGATCTTGGCGATCCTTGCATATCATCGCATTGTTCGCGCACCATCGAAGCAACTTGGACTCCAAGAATACCAACCGCCCGTCTTTCATTAGCTGAATAAAATCGCGGATAGCTTCGTTAAAATTGGCTTGGTTCTGTGCCATCCTGGCCGCCGTCGCTCCAGCCTTGCCTATCTTTTCGCCGAGTTGCTGCCCGTTGTAAGGGTCATAGGCTACTTGCTCAATGCCGTAGAGTTCGATCTCTTCAATTAGCGATTCGGTTAAATCCTCGATCGGGTAAGTGCATTTGAACAATTCTTCGGTGTGGACAAACTCAGAGAACGGCATGGCCGTCAAATCCCGCTTTGAGTCTGCCGCAATGAACGCCCGCGTTTTAATCTCGTAGCGAAAAACCGTTTTGCCTTTGGCGTCGGTATCGATCGGGAATCGAGCACAAAGAGCATACGCCGCTAAGTCGTCGCGTGCTCCAAGGTCAACCCCTGAGCCGAAAGCGTCGGCCCCGCTCCAATCGCTATGAGCCCCAACGCAAGCATCGAAGTCGTTTAGGTCGAAGGCTTTTTCGGTCGATGATACTAGGGTATTGCCGTGAAACCGCTTGAATCGATTGATGCCGATCGCGGTTGCCTTGGATTCGTTCCATCGCTCCCGAAGGTAATCAGCCTTTACTGAAACGCCGAGATTCGGATTGCTCTTTTTCCAGTTCGCCTCATCGCCCGGGTCGTCTTTATCGTCTAGCTCGTAGATTAGAGCGAATAGCGTGTTGTCGCTGTGGATGCCAGAAACAACATTGACAGCGTAGTTGTATTCCTCTAGCCATAGGTGCGAGTCGTCGGCCCCTGCCGTAGTGATAATCAAGTGCAATGGCTGCGAGCGACTAGCCGAGCCTGTCACCATCGTATCGTAAAACTTCCGATGATACGCTCCCCATGCGTGCAACTCATCCATTACCACAACATGCGGGTTCAATCCGTCGAAAGGCTTTTCGCTCGACACCTTGCGGATAAACGATTGATTGTGCTTGAAGGTTATCGTTTCGTTTTTTATGTCCGTGTACTTTAGTAGTGGTTGAGACTGGCTAACCATCCTTTCGCACTCGGAATAGACAACGTCGGCCTGTTCTTTTTTGGTTGCCGTCAGGAGGATCTGCCCTACCGCTTCGGGCTTGCGGGTCTTTGGGTCAATGTCGGCCATCCCAAGGAAGTGACAAAGCCCCGCGATGAGTGTACTCTTGCCATTCTTCCGGCCCATCGACCAATAAACTTTACGGAACCGCCTTGAGCCGTCTTCGTCGCGTTTCCACCCGAAGATGTTCCATAGCCCGAATAGCTGCCAATCCTCAAGGACAAGGGGCTTTTCCGCGAATTCTCCGACGGAATGACGCAAGACGAGAGGGAAGAACTCGCAGACTAACTCGGCTTGTCGTCGGTCGAAGTGATAAGGGAAATCCGGTTGGCTTTGGTGCTCCAGGTCGATTCGGTATCGGCGTACCGCATCCTTGACGCGATCGCAAGCGATAATTTCGCCCGTTTCGATTGCGTTGCAGTATTCCTCGACACGTTGGCCGATCCCGCTTGCTATCACCCGGTCGCCCTCATTAGCCACTCTTGGAACGGATCCTCCTCATCCTTTTGGGGTGCTCTCAGTCTTGACCTAGCCGAAGGGGTTAAGCCTAATTCGGCCTCCCGTTTTAGGCATCGGTCAGCAAACTTGTGGAATTGGTTCGCCTCGGGCTTGGTCGTTATGCCCCCCTTTGCGTTCATGTCGCTAACCTGCCCGCCCTTGATGGCTTCCCACAACGAAAGCATCATCGAGTAGTCAAGGCAATAGCCCGCAATCAAGCCCTGATCGGTCTCGGCCAAAAGGTTCATCGATTCGAGTTGATCGCAAACCCAATGCCAACGAGACTTGGCCGCTGGATCCGACTCGACCGCCTCGGGAATCTTCGGCCTCCCTAGCTTCGGTTTTGGCTCATCTGCGTTGCGTCGCTCAGGGTGCTTGATGAACGCACCCGAAGCCTCTTTAATCGCGTTGGAGAGTGGTTTACGGCCCTTTACCATGAAAATCAAGCCTTTATGGTACTGAGTTGACAGAAATGGAGATGGTTTCGTATGGGATCTCGAGCAATCGAGCGGGCTTAGTATCAAACATTCTGATACCCCCCGTTCATTCTGGCCCCATGCAACGCCTCATCATAGCTAGCGTCACTCCATCGTTTTACAGCCATGCCTTGGGCCTCGTCGCCTTCGATCGCTTCGTGACATGGCTCGCACACCGCAAGCCAATTGGACGCTTCACGCGCCAAGCCAGGGGCTTTGGCGATTGAATGGATGTGGTGCATATCTGCCGAGGGCTGAGCATCGGTCACGCCATAAAGCATAACGCACCGTTCGCACAATGGTCGCTCTGCCCTCAGTCGCTCCGAGGCTACTCGATGGGTCCAATCGTAGTTCGCCTTGGCTTGTGGCCGTCGCTGCGTAGACCTACCGCCATCGCAATCGCAACGGTCAGCAACAATCTTTCCGCACCGGCAAAGCTTAGCCATTGCTTGCCGCCTCTTCAACAGCGAGAACGCCTCTGGAAATCACGCTATTACCGCCGCCTGTAATGTCCCGCATCGACCAACGGTACTGCCCATTGCCGCCCGTAACCGCTGTGGTGATCGGTATTGTAAAGGTCTGGCCCGATCGATTAATTGACGCGTTGTTGAGCGTGTAAACATCGTTCCCGTCTTGATCCTCGACGGTAAATTGAAGCGTGAGATTAGTCAGCGTGAAATCAGTAACCACCGAAACCGACCGGCTTTCATCCCGATAGAACGTCAAGGTAGTTCCGGCCACCCTCTCAGGGGTCGACGCCGAGACAGGATAGACGTTGATGCCTATAGCTCCAACCGAGTCCCGGATCTCATCCAGGATCCCGCTCGACGGATCTGTCGGCGTGGTCCCGCTGGTAGGTACGCCAAGAATAGCCCTGATAGCCGTCCGCTCGTTGGCTGTCCAATCCGTTCCACCGCCACCGCCACCGGCAGGGGCCATTTCAAGGGCTATCGTATCGAAGCGGAATTGCCCCGCCCCATCGCTCTCGATCATGCTATCGAGCCTGCTAAGGGCTTGGGTAGCTGCAACCGCGTTGGCGATTTCAGTGTTCGCACTTGCTGCCATTGCATCGGAGTCAATAGCATCGGTTGCAATTACCC